CGTGCTATCCCGACGTGCGGCAACGCTAGTCTTCAACAGCTCTAAATCCAACTTAGTACGGTCCCGGCGACGGTCTGCGGCTAGCCGTACACCCTCTTTCTGGGCGTCGAGCTGAAGCTCCCGTTCGTCTAACTTGAGCCGCGCAGCGTTAATAAACGCATCAGCCTTGACCTTCTCGGTCTGCTGCTGGAGCTGCGCCTGCCTGAGCTGTGCGTCGCTCTGATCCTTGGCAATCTTGCGCTGGACCTCCTGCGCCTTAATCTGAAGCTCCTCCCTCTGCATCTGGAGGACAGGGTCTTGGGCCTGCTTCTGCTGCTCCTGCTGTGCAGCCTGTTGCTGGTGTGCCTGAGTCAGCTGCTGTCCAGCTGTCGCCATGAGTCTAGCCAACTCTACCTCGATAGCCTCCGGAAGCTCTTCGTTAGGCGGCGGAAGCTCAACACCAAGCCGCTCCTCTATCTGCTTACGGTAGCTGAACCCAAGGTGCTCAGCGATATGCGCCTGTAGCGACGCCATGATCTGCCCCGCCTGCGGGTTCTGACCGACCATCTGCGCCACCATCGGGTCCTGGATAAACGCTGTGTGGTTGGCAATATGCGCGTCGTGATCCTGGTAGATAAACGCGCGCAGAGGCTTGCCAATCAACGCGTTCATGTTCTCACTGACCGGATCAGTCGGTTTTAGGTCCTCTTTAGTCGGTACCAACTTGTCAGCGTTCTTGACCCCGAGTACCTCGATCATCTGTCGATGTAGCTGCGGCAAGTCATATATCTGCGGAGCAGCCTGCGCCATCTGTAGTACTGCTTGGTACTGTACTACCCGCTGGGCCATGGTCGAGGAGTTAGGATCACTGACAGGGATCACGTCCACCATGGCGTAGTCCGCCTGCCTAGCGCTTATCTCCCCACGGGCCGGCTTATACTCATACTCCTCCGGAGCGTACTCCGCGAGGAGCACTTTCAGCAGCTTGAACTCCTGCTTCATGGCATAATGCACGCGAGCCTGCACTGCCGCCATCGGCTTCAGCGTACGTTCCAATAATGCAAGCGTTGTGCCCACTGGAGCGTTAGCCGACATATCAGAGATATTCATATCGCTGATAGCGCCAAGCCTACGGCCCTCAGTGGTGATCTGGTTCAACAGCGCCAGGAGTGTCTGGCTCGGCTCCTTATACGGAAGCGGCATGATGTTGTCGCGGATGGACCCAGACGGCACGTCCACGTCCTTCCACTCACCCGGCTCGATGGGGGTATCATCACCCTTAATACGCAGGCCACGGGCCTTCAGGCCACCTGGGAGGTTAGATAGTGTGCCGGCATCAACAAGCTGCCGTATGAGGCTCGTACCGGCCTTAGCATAGCCGCCAATGATGTGGATGAGCCCGAGTCCGTAGAATCCAAACCCAGGTACGTATACGTAATGGACGAAGTGCTGCCGCTTCAGCATAAGCTCGTCATCAGGGTCCCAGTTACGCCGAATAGCCAGCACGATGCCCGTGCCTCGCTCGATAGTAACCACATAGGGCTTAGCTATGTTTACATCCCCATCTTCGTCCTCGTCCTCGTCCTCTACCTCGTTATCTATACCAGGGATAATGAGATCCGCATGGACTTCATACAGGACGTACCGATCATCGTCGGTGATAGAGAACCCGTTCTCCTCGGCCTTCCTCTCTTCGATATCCGTATGGAACGGCTGGGGGTCGCCAAGGTCTACATCTCTATAGAACCCTGCGGCCTGTAGTTTCCGGACCTCGTTCTTGGTCTTACGCATGATATGCGTAACACGCTCCGCCGTCTCGATATGGCTAGCACCGTAAGGGACGATAACGTCTTCTGCGGGGATATAAATAGCTACCTGACGCCCTAAATTGGGGTCAAAGTATACCTTCTTGAACGCAGAGCCAGCCAGCCCAAGGCTATACAGCAGCCGCTCATGCTCGGGGCGATACTCCACCATGTGCTCAGTAAGCTCATAGTTCATATCCGCCTTAACGCGTTCTGCAGCCTCTACCTTGTCCTTGGACTCTTCACCTAGAATCTTGACCTTAACCGGGCCACCTGCCGGGAAAGTCTCCGACATAGTTTCCGCCTGAAAGCGGATAGCCGCTTCTGCAAGTACCGTAGAGTAGACACCGCAAGCTCCTTCCCATGGTTCAGTGCGTTCTTCATACTTAAATCCAAGTACGTCCAGACCTTTGACAAAAGTGTCAGCCCATTCCTTACGGCTGTCGATGTCTGAAGATACAGAGCCAACCAGATCATTCGATAGTCCTCTAAGCTCTCCATCATCGAGAGCTTCCGCCAGATTCCCATCAAACGGGATAAAATCAGTCTCGTCAGCATCGGGGATCAGGGTAATCTCCATACTACCGTCACTAAATGTAACCGCCTCGGGATCAACAATAGTAATGTCTAACCCACCGCCCTCGGCGTCATCTTCAGCGTCATCCGGAGAGATATCGACGCCCATAGCACCGCCAAGCGGTGTCGCTGTGTCCACATATAGACTCTTATCCATCGCCATAACAACGTCCCCTAAAGTTAGTAGTACGCCCCACGGCGCTGTTTGAAATAGGAAATAGCGTCAGGTTCATCAGTGGGTAAGCTAATAAACCCACCCAAGCGGAACCGCATAAGGGCCATGACTGTAGAGTCCACTAGGTCATCGTGGCTCATAAACGGAAATCCGGCGATCTCTTCGACAACCTCTTCGGCCCATCTAGTCTGTGGAACCCACACTATACCAGAGGCAACTATATCAGATACTGAGTTTAGTCTAGCAAGTTTATCTCCGGTGCCCCTATGTGGTGTGTACTCCTGCACCGGGAGGCCCATCCTACGCAGCTCCTGGTATATAGCCACACCGGCGCTTTTCTTCTCCACAATGAACGCATCAGGCTCCCATAGGGCATACTGCTCCATAGCCAGGGCCTTTAGCTCCGGGAACTCCAATCGCTGCTTGATGCTATTTAACAGGATGATGTTATACGCCCCGGTGTTGTCGTTCATAAAAACACCCCAGGTAGTCAACGCAGTGTAGTCCGCACGGTTATGCGTCTCCGCTGCGGCGTCCAAGGACATAATCATGTACTCGCAAGGTGGGGGGCTCTTATTCTCCCACAACTGCCACCACTCGCGCTTGATGATAGACGCCTCTTCAGCGGTGGGCTGCTGCTGGTACTGCGCGTTCCACTGAAACACCGGCATAGACGCCTTGGTGCGTAGGAGCGCATCTAGATCGAAGAACTCGGGCCAGAGCGGCTTCTGTATATATGTTGCGTCTGCTGCGTCTGCTGCGTCTACATCGTTCTCATTGTCTGCACGGATGTCAAGGATCGCTGGGAACTCTACGACTTCATATTGGTCGGAGCGTTCGTTATTCACCATATCGCGGGTCACGCGACCGGTTAAATCATCCATATGCCAGCGAGTTTGGATTATAGCGACACGACCACCCGGCATAAGCCGGGTTCTGGCTCCGAAAGTAAACCACTCGTAGGCTTTGTCAAACACGTCAAAGTTACCGTTGATGACATCTTGTTCCGAATGCGGGTCGTCCACGAGCAGGAGGTCAGCGCCACGGCCAGCAAGAGCAGAACCAATACCGCACGCATAGTACTCGCCCCCAGTATTCGTGTTCCAACGCCCGGCGGACTTAGAGTCAGAAGCAAGAGACACCGTCGGAAATATCTCTCTATACGCATCGGTAGAGAACAGATTTCTAACTTTACGGCCAAAATCTACGGCAAGATCGGTAGTGTGCGATACCATCATAACCTTACGTGTCGGGTTTCTACCCAAAAACCACGCTGGAAACATGATAGATACTAGCTGAGATTTACCATGTCTCGGCGGTATATTGACACAAATACGGTCTTTATCGCCCCGCTCAATAGCCATAAGCATGTCAGCCAAGATCCTGTGGTGTTTTCCCACGATATAATCTGGCTGCATGTACTTGCAGAACTCAATAAGGTCATTATGGGCGGCGGTACGGACCGTCCTGGAGTCCAATTCCTCTGCAATACGCAGAATTTCCTCTACTTCCTCTGGAGCAAACGCATCTAGGTTATCCAGAAGGTCTTGATAGTCCAAATTCTGCAGATCAAGCATTATCTACGCCTTTCTGCACACCATTAGTTGAGTCCAAGCTCGTCATCGAGCCGTTTTAGCCGTTCGTCAGCCACAATTTCGTTACTTTCGCCGTTACTTGCGTTACTTTCAGCCACAGAATACTCAGCATCAACAATATTTGTGTCTTTATTTGCCAATTTTTGCAGCTTTTCGCGCAGTCGATCCCGCAATTCGTCGGTCGTACGGTGTGTAATCGTCACTTCGCTCTTCTCAGCGAACAAACCAACGTCAGAAATCTTACCGAGTAGCTCCAATGCCTTGATCCGCACGCGGGGATCAGGGTTTTCGGACTCTTCTATTAACTTGTTTGTCACCATATGACGTATTTGGACAGCATCTTGTGCGACTGCGTGCCCAAAAGTCGTTAAGATTTTATGTGTCAGGGCTAATGCTGGTGGTGTCATAGCCATACGTTGCTTCATGGTCAGGTCCTTAGAGGTTTTAACCGGATCTTGGGCATAGCGCATAACCAAATCCTGTATCCTGTTCTTCTCTGCGCGGGTAACGGTTGCGCGCAACGCGAGCCTGTCCCGAATATACTGCCTATCGCGCCCACGGTCAGTAACTTGGCTTTGGCTATTTAGTAGCTCAATAGTGTTGTTTGCAGCAGCAGCGTACTCCGCCAAGTCACCGCCGCGCTCTAGTCCGCGTACAGGTACGCCGTATTCTGG